GGGGTTGGGGGGGGGTAGGTTAGGGATAAGGGGTAGGTAGGTTAGCGTAGGGCTGGAGAGGGCTTAGGGGGAAGGCTGGCCGGTCGGATCAATGAAGGCCGGAGCCAAGCCCAAAAAGCGAAAGGCCCGGCGCAATGGCCGGGCCTTCAAAGGGGTGGGGGTGGCTAAAGGGTTAGGCGTCGTAATGCCCGCCCAAGGCAATCAGGTCCGCCATAAGGGCATTGATGCGCTTGGTCACAAGGCCCTTGTCGTGGCCCGTCAGAGCGTCGCGGAGGCGATGCGCGCGGGTCAGTTGTGCCTTGATGCCAGCGATCTTGTGGCCGGTGTCGCCCTTGGTCGCCGAGGCTTTCCGACCGGCGCTGATGAAGGCGGCGGGAACCAGGGTCGTGCGGGTCGCGGTGTGAATGGTGGTCATGGCGTTGGTCCTTTGCAGATGGTCGGGGGCGTGATTGCCGTTCCGATGCGATAAATGTATGTGCAATCTCCGGTTGTGTAAAGGGGAAAATCGCATAATTCCAATGGCCTAGCGCATTTTTTTGGGCGATAGGGAAGGGCTGTATAGGCCCCGTATATAGAGACAGGGTTAGGGAGAGGGGTCTAGGGGGCTTGTGAGGGGCATGAGAGCCGCCGGGCGCAGGGCAAAAAAGAAGCCCCGGCGAAACGCCGAGGCTTAAGGGGGAAGGGTCGTTCAGCGCAAGGCAAATGCGCAGGAATACAATCTCAGATCGACCTAAGCCGGTCAACGAAAAATATGAGACAAATTCGCGGCAATCTATGAGGAATCATCGTGTAGTTTAGTTACGAGATTAACTCATTGACCTGCGGGCGTGAAAACCGCAAAATGAAAAGGCGCTGCTAGGTTTCCCCGGCAGCGCCCTGGACCTGGGCCGTAATCAGCGGCTGGCAGGTCTATGGCTCGGTTTTTGGCGGACACCCCCGAGCCACGTTGTCAGTTATGAGCTATCCTCATTGCGCTGTCAACGCCGATGATCCGCCCGCAGTTCGGTCGGCTCCTGCACCCAAAGCCGTCAACAAAGTGCCCGCGCTGACTGCGCTGTCAACGGGCGGCCTAAGCGGCAATCGGGCATCACCCGATCCGGTCGAACACGGTGCAGCGTGCCAACGAGGTTAGCCTCTCGTCTGAAACTGCATCGGCCCGCGCCGAAAAAAGCGGGCGGCGGCTGTTGAGATGGACGCTCAACAGGCTCCTTCGGGAGCGGAAGAGGACTGAGTACGCGCGGGCTTACCCGTTCCCCTAGCTAGGGACTGTCGGTGCAGGCCGACAGGCGGAAAAGCGCCTAGCTATGCCTGGATGCCGAGAGACGACATCACGGCCTTGCGCTTTCTCAAAGAGAGGGCTTCCCACGCCAATGCAAAGGCAACGGCAGATTGCGGGATCGGACTTGCATCATGCCTGCGGTCGGGCGATGCAAACCACCTGTTCACCGTCGCCACGTCCACGCCTAGCAGCGCGGCAAAAGCGTTCTGCCTAAGCCCACAACGCTTCAGCAATGCCGCCACTTCATCGCTGGTCATTGAGTCTGCTGCTCGACTAGGGCGCGGATAATGTTAATGCTCGAATGAACCCCCAGGAAAACCTCTCCACTTTGGCTTTCTGCAAAAGAGATCAATTCATCTTGCACCTCGTCCAGAGCCTCCCGCCGGGCCTCGGCGCGCACCTGGGCTTCGGTGCGGAGGGGAGCCGCAGGGGCAGCGGACAGCAAATCGCCCCACGCCGCCAAAGCATAAATCATCGCCTGTCCGCCGCCGTTTTCTCGCACCGCTTCCTTCATGGCCTTGGTGATTTCGGCAGGCACCAAGGCGAATCCCTCCGGCACCACCGGCGCGGCCTCCGATTGCTGCCGTTCAACCGCCATGTCAATTTCATGCCCGAGCATGTATAGCCCGAGATCGTTAAGCGCTTCAGCAGGCGAGACGGGCCGAACCAGCCCATCCTCACCTTGCTCCCACTTTAGCCTTTGAAGGATCGAGAGCAGGCGATTGAGCCGCGCCGCATAGCTTGGGTTTACGGCATTTTCCGCGTCTTGCATTGTAGCCCCTCACCATCGCCCGCCAGCCGATCCAGCGAGCTATGGAGAGGGGCGATGCGCTCGCCCCTGGCGTTAGGCGCTTTGCTTAGCGGAAGTCTCTTCTTTTTTGCGATATTCTGTAATGACCTCATCGGCAACCGATAGAGATGCCTTTAGCCGGTCTCGCTCGCGCGTTAACTCTTTCACGCGCTTCTTGAGTAGCCTGATTGTTTCGGCATCTGAAATCACTCGACCACCTCCACCGTCACCCGCAGGCGCGTGCCGGGCGGAAAGACGCGGATGATGTCGTTTTCGTGCCCACCGATTGCCGGGTAAGTCCCGTCATTCATATGCAAGCACTCAAAATTATCGCCAAGGTCTGGCGCGTCTCCGAGCGCCTCTTGTGCGGCAGTGTAAATACTGCCATCCCTCAGCAAACACACCGCGCCAGGGCCGTATTCCTTCAGCAGCCGCGCAATCTCGGCACGGTCCTGTTCCGGCTCTGCGTGGCCGGTCACGGTTAGCGAGATCATTGGGTGGGTTCCTTATTTTTAAGGATAGTGTGGAGATGATATTCCGCGTCCGACAGATCGAGCCTTGCCTGCTCCCATTTCTCCAAGGCCAAATTTGCAGCATCTTCACATTGCGTAAACTTCATCCGTTTTTCAGCGACCTTTTCCCGCGCTTTCTTCTCTCTCAAAAAATCATTCATCTCTCATCCCTCCAATTTGAGCCGCCCACCCTTACAGAAAGACCGCGAATAGCTTGCGGATTGGCCGGGGAACCCAGCTTCTCCGTTCTACTTCAAGCTGTTGCCGGAGGCTTTCCGCCTCACGCCTAGCGGCTGCCAGCGCTACTACGGCAGCGCTCTTTTCTCTCGCCGCTCGCGCCTCGATGGCGTCTTCCCAGTATTTTACTGTCGCCCGCTCTAAGTCGCCAAAGGCGAACTTTTGCGCGATAAGAGCAATGGCCGCGTCGCGCTTCTTTTTTTGTTCTTCACGCCAAATTGCGTGAACTTGTGGGTGTACTTCTCCGGCCATTTCACTTGCCTCCCATCAGCAGGCGCTCTGCCGCCACTGCTGCGGCAAGCGCGTCATACATCGGGTGATGCGGCTGCCCAGCGAAGGGCACCGCCAGCCCCTCTTTCTTGAGATATTCTTCAACAGACGCAGGGTTGTGCCCCCGCAGCAACAGCATGCTGCCAACCTCGTGAAGAGGAAATGGGCCGTTCCACTGCCGAGCGGTCAAATCGCGCTCAATGCAGCGCCGGAACAGGCTGGTTTCCACCGGCGCACCGCAATGGGCGGTTGCGATAGCGCCGTCCCGGTGAGCCATCCAGAACTCCCAAAAGGCTTCCTCCAGTTCAGTGCAGGAGGCGTAAACCTCCAAAATGCCAGCAATGGCTGGCACGACGTTCTCACGCACCCAATCGCTCTGGACGCTATCCAAGGCAACGCGGCCCTGGAGATCGACGACATTTTTCCCGTCAATACGGACGACGGCTGCTATCGCAAGCGTCGAGCCATAGAGCCCATCTACTTCTGCATCAACACTGAATATTTTCATTTTTTATCCTCCAATTTGAGCCGCCCACCCGTGCAGGAGGCTGAAAAGGGAGGGGCCGGAGCCCCTGGGGTTATGGCGCTGGGATGTATCGGCTAGGAGCATCCCCGGCGATATACGCCAGATAGGCCGCAATAGCTGCGCAACCGTTTGCATCAGTGGCCTCGGCCAGCATTACCGCCGCCGGGCGCATCATCTTGCCGCGCATGGTCAAGGCTTCTTGGTGGGTTAGAAAATCATCGTGACGGCTGACTAGACCGATATGCATTTGACCAGAAATGGTTTTTGTCTGCAAAAGAACGTATTTTCGTTCGGTTTCATTAGCCATTCCCGTCTCTCCGTTGTGCGGCCCGTTGCCGTCTTGATGTGATGATTATGGGATAAACTCATTATCGTGTCAATGCAAAAATAGGCGTTTTGCGTATTTTTTCGAGATCGATATGGGCAGGCCACCGGGCCAAAAAACCGACACGCAGCATGAATTGCGCGGGGAGCGTCACCCTGTCCCGTCTCAAAAATTGGAATTTCTCATACAAGCAATATCAATAGCTTAACCCCAAAAATCCTCTGTTACATACACTGTTACAGACATTGTTACAGAGACCAAGGGATAGAGAGAGGGAGAGGGACAGAGACATTCCCATCTGCATTTCATTCCGATGGGATTCCCCCCTCTACGTGTCCCCCCGGCATCCTCGGCAGTCGCTGATGATGGTCCTCGTGAGCGAGATCGATCCCCCGGCCCGTGGCGACTTGCCCAGGTCATGAACCAGCATGAGGATCGCTCATCCGAACGCATCGCATTCTTCGCTGGGAGGGCGCTGGATAGGCTTTAGGGGCTTCGCCGCCACCCACATAGCCAAGGCACCCAAAAAGCGTTCCTAGGGGCCTCTAATCGGCTCCCACATCAATCCCTCAGGACTGCCCCGAAACCTTTCCTGCGCGCGCCTGCGTCACGCGCGCGTATTAGATATATATCTAAGATAGTTATAGGAGCACCCAGATATATCTAAGAAAAAAAGGCTGGCCCTGAGGTTCGGGGAGAGAGGGGTGCAGGGGAGAGAGGGTGTTGCGAGTTTCGGCACCCCAAAAATCGCACAAAAACGGCATAACGCGTTCTATATATTTCAATGACTTAACCCCGAAAAAGCTCTGTAACAGTCTATGTAACAGACACTGTAACAGAGAGTGCTCTGAGGAAATCTGCGGGGTTCAGGGGCGGCATCACGGCGCAGCCCCGTCGAAGAGCAACTGGATATGCGCCTCGGAAGCATGACGCGACCGATGAGAACAACCAATTGAGGGATATGAGAAAAACTCGTGACGGGGCAGGACGACTGCGGTATAGGTGATGAGTGCGTCTCTGTGGGGCGCTTGGGCCGAGGGAAATGGTTTCTCGGGTCTACCAAAAAATGAGGTTTTGCAATGGCAGAGAAATCGAGGTCGGTCGGGGGCCGCCCAGCTTTCAAGCCAACGGACGATCAGCGCCGCGTAGTTGAAATGATGGTTTCCGGTGGCATCCCTCAATCGGAAATCGCCAAGTGCATCGGCGAGAAGGGAATCTCTGAAGACACCCTGCGGAAGCATTTCAAGCACGAGCTTGATAACGGGATGGCGAGGGCCAGGACGCAGGCTGTCGCTCGGCTGCGCCAAATCATGATGCAGCAAGACGACATTAAGGCCGCGACCACCGCGACGATCTTCTATCTGAAAACCAAGGGTGGGTTCTCGGAAAGGCAGCAGGTCGAGCATTCGGGCGAAATCGAGACCAAGGGCGGCGTACCCGCCGTGACCGTCATCATCGAAGGCGGCGCGGCTGCGCTTGCTGCCGATAGCGAGATTCTTGAAGATGGCGGCGACGACAGCGACGGCTAATGTCCGCGCTGGCGCAACAAATGCTGCCAAGGCGACGGGTCAAGTATTCCGCCTGCATCCAAAGCAGGGAGTGGCCTATACGTCTATCGCTACCGAAATACTTTACGGCGGAAGTGCTGGCTCTGGGAAATCGCATTTAATGCGTGTCGCTGCAATTACTTGGTGTTTGTCTATTCCTGGCCTGCAAATTTATCTTTTCCGGCGCACGTTTCCTGATTTGTTTAAGAACCACATGGAGGGCGAGGGCAGCTTTCCCGTTTTGCTTGGCGATATGGTCAAGCGCAAGGAATGCCGGATCATCTTCGGCAATGAGCCAAAAGTGATTTTCCCGAATGGCTCAAAAATTCACCTCTGCCACTGCCAACACGCCAAAGACATCTACAAGTACCAGGGCGCTGAAATTCACGTCCTCATGGTGGATGAGCTTACGCATTGGCTTGCGCCGATGTACTATTTCTTGCGTGGTCGCGTTCGTCTCGGCGGGCTCAAAATTCCCGATCAGTTTAAGGGCCGATTCCCGCGCATCTTGTGCGGCGCAAACCCTGGCGGCATCGGGCATAGCTGGGTGAAGCTGGATTTCATCGACAACGCGCCGCCGCTTCGTATCAAGCGGATGAGCAAGACCAATGGTGGCATGCTCCGCCAGTACATCCCGGCGCGCATGGAAGACAACCCGACGCTTATGGACAACGACCCAACTTACAGAGACCGGCTCCAGGGATTAGGTGACCCGGCGCTTGTCCGAGCGATGCTAGAGGGCGATTGGGATATTGTTTCCGGTGGCATGTTCGATGACTTGTGGAAGCGAAGCATTCACGTCGTCAGGCCGTTCAAAATTCCCCCTTCATGGCGTATCGATCGTTCTTTCGATTGGGGATCGTCGCGGCCCTTTAGCGTCGGCTGGTGGGCAGAGAGCGACGGCACTGATATTCTATATCCAGATGGCACTCGTCTATCGACCCGGCGCGGCGATCTCTTCCGCATCGGTGAATGGTATGGTTGGAACGGGAAGGCGAATGAAGGCTTGAAGATGCTGGCGTCGGATGTCGCCAAGCAAATCATCGAGCGCGAAAAAGCTATGGGCATCGACAAGCGTGTTGTGCCCGGCCCCGCCGATACCAGCATTTTCGATGAGCAAAATGGCAACTGCATCGCCCGCGACATGGAGTCGAAAGGCGTGCGATGGACGAAAGCCGATAAGTCCGCCGGTTCTCGCAAGCAGGGTTGGGAGGCGATCCGCAAGCGCCTGTCCGTCAGCCTAAGGCCGCTGCACGAACGCGATGATGCTGGGCTTTGGGTATTCGAGACTTGCCGACACTTTATCAGGACTGTGCCAGTCATCCCAAGAGACAGTAATGATCCAGATGACGTAGATACTGATGCAGAAGATCATTGCTTTGTCGCTGACACGCTTGTCGATACGGAACATGGTCCGATACGCATAGCCGATCTCGTAGGAACGGAGGGGCGCGTTTTTTCCAGAGACGGCGGACTTCACGAATATCAAAGCTGCCGTCTGACGAAGCGGGGCGCGGATGTTGTGCGAGTGACTTTTGAGGGTGGCCGCGTTGTCGTCTGCACTCCAGATCATCGCTTTCTGTCTGTTGATGGGCGATGGATAGAAGCGCACAATCTTCTCGGTGAGTCCATCTTGGTTATGCTGCTCCAGGCGTGGTTTCTGCGCGTCGTGAGCGTAGAGCCCGCTGGCAAGGCTGATGTCTATTGTTTGACGGTTCCGACGACAGAAGCCTTCTGCATCGAAGGCGGAATTGTCGTCCACAATTGCGCAGACGAAGTGCGATACAGAATCTATGCAAAGAAACACTTCACCGGAACTGCAAGAATGACGGGGTTCAAGTAAATGGGCATCGAAAGCACGCATCTCCAATATGCCGAATACTTGCGCCAATGGCAACGCATTCGAGCGACGGTCGCAGGACAGGACGCCATTAAAGGCGGCGAGGAAGTCTATCTTCTAAAACCGGACGGGATGACCAAGGAGCAATACGCGATCTATCTGGAGCGCGCGCTGTTCTTCGGCGCGACCGCGCGCACGGTCCAGGGGCTTGTCGGGGCCATCTTCCGCAAACCGCCATCAATCGAGCCCGCAGACAATGAACTGGTGAACACCATTGTCAGCAACGTCGATCTTACCGGAACCCCGGTTGATGTGTTCGCGGCGACGGTGGTCGAGGAAGTGCTCACGCTTGGCCGCGTCGGTATCTTCACCGACATGGATGATGACGGGAACTCCTACCTGTCGTTTTACCGGGCAGAGAATATTCGCAATTGGCGCTTGCGCGACATCGGCAATATAAGCGTGCCGGATCAATTCATCTTGCAGGAGAGCTACAGCGTTCCTGCGACGGACGGCTTCGGCAGTGAAGGCCGCACGCGTTATCGCATCCTTGAGCTTGATGAAAATGGCCTTTACCGGGTGACGGTTTATCAGCGGCCCGAGGGCGGCGGCGACTATCTGCCGCAAGAGCCGATCTATCCGACGATCAAGGGAAAGCCGCTCGGGTTCATTCCGTTCAACATCATCTCACCGACGCAGCTTGAGCTTGACGTGCGGAAGTCGCCAATTCTCGGACTGGTCGATGTGAACCTGTCGCATTACCGCAGCATGGCCGACAAAAAGCACGCGCTCCATTGGAACGCCTGCCCAACGCCTGTTTTCGCAGGCAGCTTCTCCGAGGAAGACGTGTCGCGCGGAATGCCCATCGGTTCGATGAATGCTTTGATGCTGCCTGCCGATGCCAAATGGGGCATCCTCAGCGCGAAGGCCGAAGACATTAGCGCCATCGACGCCGATCTGTCCAAGATGGAAGGCTACATGGCGCAGCTTGGCGCGCGGCTGCTGGAGGACCAGAAGAAGGCGGCTGAGACGGCGGAAAGCAAGCGCATCCAGTACAGCGGAGAAAACAGCATCCTTGCCAGCATCGCCAACACCGCCAGCCGGGCGCTATCGCAGAACCTCTCATGGGCGGCCATGATGCGCGGCTCGCCCGATGCCTTCATCAAGTGCAAGATCAACACCGACTTCTTCGACACGAAGATGGACCCTGCCGAACTGACCGCGCTAATGGCGGCGACCCAATCCGGCCTATTTTCACACGACACCTTCCTCTACAACGCTCAGAAGGGCGAAATGCTCCCGCCGGGCCGGAGCGTCGATGACGAAAAGGCGCTTATCGGCGAAGAGATGCCCAGCTTGGGCGGCATGCAGAACGACACCATCACCGGAGCCACAGCATAATGTTCGACACCCCGTTCGCACGACTTCCCCCGCCGCCACTGCCGCTGCCGGTCATCTGGTGGCTTTCGTGGTTTCAATACTGGCAGGCTCACCAACCCAAGAATGCATAACGCCATGACTTGCGACAACAAACACCGCGCCACGGTGGAAATCACGCCAGAAGGCGTGATCCTTGCTCTTCGCCCCCTGCTGGAAGGCAAGGAGCGGCGGTACATGGTCGATCCGCAGATGGGGGCTTACCTGCGTGATGCCTTCACCGGCGCGTTCCCGCCAGCCGTCGAGACGCTGCCCGAGGAACCCCCGGCAGAAGGTGCGCCCGCTTAGGCGGGCCATCTGGGGCGACGCATGAGCATCACCGACAAACCCGCCCTCGGCACCACCTTCCTCATCGACGGGCGCAAGTGCGTCGCCATCCCGGTCGAGCCAACGCCCGAAGAGCAAAAGTGCTATACCGACTGGATGGAGCACATGCACATGCCCTTCGGCGAAATGGCGGCGGCCTATGACGGCGTGGTCTTCGCGGCTATGGGCACGAGCCTTGAAGAAACGCTGGAAGGGACGGGTGATGAGTGAGCAACAAATCGGCGAAGAGATAGTATTTGCCAAGAGTGATTTCGACCCAGGGCTAGCTTGCTTAGCAATGCTCTTGAGAGAAGGGTATGAAGTCACCGCCGCGAGATTTTCTCGTTCACCGGGCGAACCGATAGAACCGAGCGGAGAGCCTTACTTCGTTTGGTCGCCTGACATTGTTTGGGCGGCGGCGCAAGCTGGGGTTGGTTTGGCTTTTATAACGCCCAAAGAACAATCTGCCTCGTATCGTCATCAGTGCATCCCAAGTGCAGGTGATTTATGGCCGTGGCTGCAAGGCAGACGCGCTATCCTTCTTGTGACTGCTCGCAGGCAGGAAGGGCGCGTCACATATGTATTCTGGGATGGTGAGCGTATTATTGATCCGCAATCCTTCCGTCGTGCGGCGAATCATTATCCAGCCTGGGAGCGCCCAGAAATGCTTGAAGCGCTGGTTCTGATTTGATGACCGATCCTGACAGCCACCTGCTAAAGCACGGCTATGCTCCCGGCGGCTATTGGCATCGGCATTGTTCGTGCTGCGATGATTCATTCATCGGCGATAAGCGCGCGACCACTTGCCGACAGTGCGCCACCGTTCTCTATCGGCAGGAGAATGGCTCGGCGCGGGCGGTCGATCTCGACACGCTCTAAACGGTTGAACATCTAGGAAACATCGCCTAGAAAAGAAAAGCCCCGCCGCAGTTTGCGCTACGACGGGGCAGACCGGATCGAATACAAGGTTCTTCCGGCCAACTGGTGAGAAGTTCAACGCTTCGCCACCAGCGATGTATGTGTTTACCGCATATCGTCACGGCCACGCAAGAGTCTCTTCTGCTCGATCCTCCATCTCTACCGGAGGAATCCGAAATGGCTAACGTTGTTCCCTTCTCGTTTGAAAATTCCACCGTCCGCGTTGTTCACCTTGATGGTGAGGCATGGTTCGTCGGCAAAGATGTTGCTGAACGTCTCGGTTATGCTGATCCCACAAGTGCCATGAAGCAGCATTGCAAGGGGGTGGTGAAACGCCACCCCCTTCAAACGGCGGGCGGGCTTCAAGAAGTCCGCATCCTTTCGGAACCGGACGTGCTGCGTCTGATCGTCGGTAGCAAGCTGCCAGCCGCCGAACGGTTCGAGCGGTGGATTTTTGAAGAAGTCCTTCCGTCGATCCGCAAAACCGGCAGCTACAGCGCGCAAGCGCCGAAGCCTGCAAGGCCGAAAGCGCCGACGCTGCCCGCGAATGTTCGCGCGATGCTTTTGATCGGCGACTACATCCGCAAGGTGCCGGGCGTCGATCCTGCCTTGGCCGCCGCCTGCACGATGGATGCCATCGAGAAAATGACGGGCATTCCGGCGCGGTCGATGACCCGCGCGCTGCCCGCGACATCCGTCGATAACGCCGCGACCCTCAACGCCACCGATCTCGGCAAACGCTTCGGCATTTCTGCAAAGGCGATGAATGCGGAACTTGCGCGCCTAGGCCTGCAAACTAAGACGGCGGATGGATGGGACTTGACCGAAAAGGGCACTGCCTATGCAGAGCGCAAACCCTTCCACCGCAACGGGCACAGCGGCTATGAGACGCGCTGGCGCGCTGGTGTTCTTGATCTGCTGCCTAACAATCTCTCGCCAGCATTGAATATCTAGTGCTTGATCTGGTGGCTGGCTGTCTATTCGGCGGCCACGCCATCAGTTAACTTGAGTTTTACGCAATTTCCGTCATAACTATCCTGCCCGACAAACCCCGACACACGCTCTTTCACAACGCCCGCGCGCCCGCTGCGCGCCCCAGGGGGTATCATGCAGGAAACAGGTACGCTCGGTTCCCTCGGGGCCGAAATCATCATCGACACGTCCGCCTCTGAGATTTTCGCCGTCGATCTTACCGGCGACTTCAAGGGCCGGGTCGAGATGCAAGGCTCGATTGACGGCGTGGACTTCATGCCGATTCAGGTCAAGCCCTACGGCATGATCGCCAGCACGATCTACAGCCACATCATCGAAGGGGCCGGAGCGTTCGTCGGTTCCGCCTCTGGCGCGGTTCAGGTCAAGGCCGTCGTCACGAAGTACGTCTCCGGCTCGTTCGATGTCACCATCAATGCGCCGACCATCTCTTCTGGTGGCGGGGGCAGCGGTGGTAGCGTTGTCGTCACTTCGTCCGCTCTGCCGACTGGTGCTGCGCGAGAAACCACGCTTCAAGACATCAACAACAAAACCCCTACGCTCTCTAGTGGGGCGGTTCCAGTTGTCGGTCCTCTTACTGACACGCAACTGAGGGCTTCCGCAGTACCCGTATCAGGCCCTTTGACCGATGCACAACTGCGTGCGGCCAATCTCGCGGTGGCCCCGAACATCACGCGCGGCGGCGGGGCGATTGACGCTAACACCCAGCGCGTCACGCTGGCTACGGATGCCCCTGGGGTGACGAGCCTCGGGACCATTGCCACCAACACCACATCCCTGGACAGCAAGGCTCCTGCGCTGGTGGGCGGGCGCGTGCCGGTTGATGGCTCAGGGGTAACGCAGCCCGTCTCAGGTCCACTCACCGATGCGCAGCTTCGCGCGGATTCGGTCGCGGTCAAGAAGACGGCAGACGTTTTCACCTTCTCGACCGTGAATAGCTCGTCTGTGCAGCTTGCCGCTGGTGCGACATTCCCCGGCGCGGTCGAAAGCGTGGTTGACCAGCGCGCTTATTCGGTTCTGCTGGCATCCGATCAGCCGGGCGCGTTGACGGTCTCCCAGTTCATTGATGCCGGAGGATCGTTTCAGGTCCAAACCCAGACGTTCCCCATCGCGGCCAATGTCGGCTTCTCGCGTTCCTTTGCCATGAATGGCAACTATGTCCGGGTTTCCTTCCAGAACACCGGCGCGTCTGCGACAACCACGTTCCGCCTGGATACCGCATTCGGCGACATCGATCCGGCGACGCAACTTAACAATGGGCCGGTCTCGCTGATGGAAGTGGGCGGCGTTGCTTTCACGCTTGGACAGAAAGCGGCATCTGGATCGCTTCCCGTCACCTTGGCGACCGATAGCCCCGGCGTGCTTTCTGCGAACGTGGTCACGAAGTTTCGCGAAGCCTTCGAGGCCAGCCCGACTGGCGATCGATGGACTACGGCTATAAATGGCGGAGACATTATCGCCGTGGACGGCAACGCGGCGGCGGCCAGCTATCTGGTCATCTCGAAAGACCCGCTTTCCGCCGGAGTTTCCTCGCTTTCAACCGTAACAACTTTCAATCTGCCCATTGATCTTTGTGCGGGCTTATCGCTGTCTCAGCGCACGCTCGGGCAAGAGTTCGCCTTCGAGCTTGTCAGCACCGAAGCGCCATTAGCGACGCCAAGCGACCTGACGATCAGCAGCATTCAGCAGGCCACCACCACTCTGACCGTTACTACGGCCACGCCGCACGGCCTGAAGGTCGGTCATCGCATCGGCATTCGTGATTGTAATGACAGCCGCATGAATTACCCGGCCCTGGTCGTTGCCACTACACCCAGCGCAACGCAGTTCACCGCGACTGCCGGGCCGGGCGGCACGATCCCTTCTGTCACCGCCGGGCCGTTTACCAGCGGCTTTGTCTTCTTCCGCTCTGCCTTGGGGTACGCGCAGAACGGGGCATCGCAGATTTTCGAGAATGCGACCGCGACGAATGCCAGTTTCTACGTTAGGTCCGAAGCTGGCGACGTGTTCCCTTCGGGCACTATCGCTGGCAATCACGCGATCACAATCGCTACCACTGCTAGCGTTCAGGCTATCAACGCCGCGCTGAACTATGCTTTCCAACCCACTTCGGAATTTCGCCTCACGGGTTTCGTAGACGGGCTGCAATTCTCCGACGCGCCCGTGGATACCCTCAGCGCAGCAACCAGCCGTGTGCGTCGCACCCAAGTCGTGCCGGATATTGCCGCGAGCTATCGGCTCAGGTTTCGCGCGACGAACAATGCTTCGCTTACCCGCCCGGTCGCGCAGATTGTAACGGTCGCCAAAACCGGCACCACCACAGCAACCGTGACCACCGACGTTGCCCACGGGCTTACGACTGGCGACGTAATCAACGCCTATGGCGTCCGCGACCAGACCAATTTTGCCAACCTGACCGCCGCAACCACTGTGGCAAGCGTCGTCAATGCGACCACCTTTACCGTTATTTGGGGCTCGGCTGTTACGGCGACCAGCTACGGCGGCTATGTGGCGCGCGTGAACGGCGGCAACCTCATGTCGGCGCTCGGCGCTCTCACCATGTCGGCGCAGTCAATCAGCCGCACCAACAACGTTGTCACCGTCGTCGGGTCCGCCCACTGGTCTGGCGCGCTCATCGGGGATTACGTCAACCTCGTCGGCATCCGAGATACAGCGACTGGCGCAAGCCTTGGCTTGGACGGCCCATACCGGGTAGCCAACATCGTCACCACCACTTTGACGCTGGAACCGATTGGCGACGCGCCGACGGGTGCAGATGTCGCCTCGGTAAACTGCGGTGGCGCGGTCATAAAGCGAACCGATCTCCGCATCTCGTTCGTTCGTGTTCTCGACTTCGAGCGGCAACGGGTTGAGCTTATGCCGCGACCGACCGGCGACGCTTCTGCGGCGGCCCCGGTCACGGTGCAGAACAGCGTGACGGTCTCTGGTACTGTCACGTCGAACATCGGCACGGGCTCCCTGGCGGCTGGCACCAACCTTATCGGCAACGTAAGCCCAGAAGCGCGCGCTGGCACCGCAGGCGCGATCACAGCAACGCACCATGTCTCGGCGGCGACCACGAATGCCACCGTCGCAAAAGCCTCAGCCGGGCGATTGATGGGCTTTTGCCTCTCCAATACCACGGCGGCCTGGGTCTATATCGCCTTCCATAACTCATCCACCACGCCGACGGCAGGCACGGGCGTTGTCCGCAAGTTCGGTATCGCGCCTGGGGCAACTCTCCTCATTGAGTTCATGTACGGCATCTCGTTCGCCACGGGTATCGGCTTCACCACTGTCACCGGCAGCGCCGATGCGGACGCAACTGCCGTCACGGCGGGCGCTCTCGTCGGTGAAATCTTCACGATCTAAGGGGAAACATCATGGCTATTACCGCAACCGTCACCGGCACGCTCAGCCACAAGCGCGTTATCCGCGTCGATTTCGACATCAACGGCAAAGTCTGCCGCTATCCCTTCGAGAACCGCCCGCAGGATCACGCGACCTTGGGCACCTTGCAGCAGCAGGCTGACCAGAATGAAGCCGACAGCAAGGACCAATGGCCGGAATGGACCGTTAAGCCTGCCGTCGAGGGCGCTACCATCGTCAGCCAGACCTACCGCCAGACCGAAGCGGGCTATGACTGGTTCGACTGCATTGTGCAATGGCCGATCAACGGCGGTTCAGCCTTTGTCGAGGGCATTCAGGTTGACGTGCCCGCCGACCTTTCGACCGAAGACGAACAAGGCGTCATCGACGCGGCGGCGGCCCAGGCCGTGACCGTGTTCTATGTCGGCAAGAACATCTTCGACGCCTAAAGACGAAGGCCCCGCTTGATCGGCGGGGCCTTTCATTTACCTGAGAGCGCAAGGGTATATTGCGCTTCGATCTTACCGAACCAAACCATCTTCATCGATCAACTCAAAGCGCTTCGTTCCGCCTGAAGCACGATCCCATACCACCCATAATCCGCCAACGGTCGAAGCCCCGCCGCCGGTGAAATCGACGCGGAACGTGGTCTGGTATTGCCGCGACGGCGGAAGCAAGCGCCATAGCGTGCGGCGGTTTCCTGCATTCCAGAACGTCTGCTTCAGCAGCATGGCAAGGTAGGGCACTTTCAGCACTTCGAGCGCGTGAAAGGCAAAGCGCACCGGCAGCGGCACGTCGTTCGGATCATCGCCATAGGGCGGATTGGTGATAATCCGTCTCACCCCCGACGGCAAAGCCGTGGTTCCGAGAAAATCCACCCCGCCCGTGCCGAACCCGCTATCAGGCCGCAGATCGGTCGATATAACCTCGCAGCCCAGAAATTCCGCCATGACGCGGCTCATGTGGCCCTCGCCGCAGCACGGTTCCAAAATCGGCCCTTGAT